GTACGCTAAAGCAGACAAGCGCAGCTACATCAGCTACTAACCCGCTATACAGCACAACAATCTTGGTAAATAACACAACCGATATTAACGGGGCTGTAGGCGATATTGCTACACAGTCAATTACTTTTACAACCAATTCACCAATCGTAATTACAACTTCCTGATAAACAGAATAGGGGCTAACAGATGGCTAAGTTAAAGATCACAAAGGCTGATGGTTCATTATCTGAACACCAGATAACACCATCGATTGAATACGCGTTCGAGTTATACGCTAAAAAAGGTTTTCATAAAGCCTTTAGAGATGACGAGAAGCAGTCAGATGTTTATTGGTTGGCGTGGGAGTGTTTAAGAGCTGCAGGCGAAACCGTGCCAATGTTCGGTGCATCGTTCTTAGCGACACTTAAAAAGGTTGAGGTTCTGGATGATGACCCGGAACTATAGGGCGTGACTCGTTTACTTACTTGATCGCACGGATCAGTTTGGAAACGGGTATTGCGCCCAACGATTTACTAGCACTAGATAGCAGGATGTTTAAGACTTTATTGCAGGCGATGAAAGATCGAGCTAAAGAGGTTAAAGATGGCCAAAGTAGAAATACGCGGAAACGCTGATTTGCGTAAAGCTCTTCGCGCTTTTACCCCTGATCTTGAAAAGCAATTAAAAAAAGAATTAAATGCTGCTTTAATGCCAGTAGTAAAAAAGGCTAGAGGATTTGTGCCAAGTCAATCTCCTATGAGTGGATGGGAAGCGCGTTCATTTTCAGAAGCGCGTTTTCCTGTTTTTAATTACAACACAATAGTAAAAAATATAGTTTTAGAAACTAGCCCAAGCAAACGTGATCGTAGAGGCTTTACATCAATGGCTAGAATTATTAACAAATCTGCAGCTGGTGCAATCTATGAAACTGCTAGACGGCCTCAAAGATGGGTAGGGCCTAAGGCATCTGGTACATCTAAGGGCGTTAGCCGATCAGTAAACCCCGGCGCAGGCCAACAATTTATAGACAATTTAGAACCAGTTACATCTAGCCTTAAAGGTCAAGGGCGATTTATATTTCGTGCCTGGGCTGAAAGTCGAGGCGTGGCCGAAGGCGCAGCTAATAACGCAATAGATACAGCCGTTAGGCAATTCTACGCCCGTAATGGCGAAAAAACGTTTGGTAGGGCTGCCTAATGGCATTTCCAGATATTAAACTTGGCTCTAGTTTTGATGCTAAAGGTTTTAAGCAAGCCGAAACAGCATCGGCTAAACTAGAAAAAGGTGTTAAAAAACTTGCTGGTGCGTTTGGTTTAGCTTTTAGCACTAGAGCCGTAGTCAATTTTTCAAAAGCTGCTGTAAAGGCTTTTGCCGAAGATGATGCAGCCATAACAGTATTACGGCAAAACCTTAAAAACTTAGGCTTGGCTTACCAATCTGTAAATGCTGAAAATTTTATAGGGAAGTTAGAACAGCAGACAGGCATATTAGATGATGAACTAAGACCAGCCTATTCAAAATTATCAAAAATAACTTTATCAACTACTAAGACGCAGGAGTTAATGGCTTTAGCCGTTGATCTAGCGCGGTCTAATGGTTTGGAATTCTCAGCGGTCATTAACACTTTATCTCGCGCTTATGTTGGAAACTACAAAGGATTAAAGCAATTAAACATAGGCTTGACGGATGCAGAATTAGCCACTAAAGATTTTGCTGAAATTCAAGCAATTCTTATTAAACAAAGCCAAGGTGCTGGTAAAGCCTATATCGAAACTTTTGCCGGATCCATTGATAAATTGTCCGTGGCGTCTGCTAACGCTAAAGAAGTTATAGGAGAAGGCTTAGTAGATCTATTTGCAGACATGGCGGGTAATGGCGATATAGATGCTGCTACTGCTAACGTAAACAAATTTGCTACAGCTGTTAGCGATCTGCTCAAAGATGTTAGCGAATACAACTTAGCCGATTTTGTAAGTGCTTTTGTAACTGGCAATATCACAGAAGGCACAGCCTCTAAATTAGTTAAACGGCCATCTGCGCGTAGATTTTTTACAGGTGGCTCAGGGGTAGATAGTGATCTACTTGCTGCAAGAGCCGCTGCTGCAAAGATTAAGGCAGACAAACTAGCTGCAGCTAATAAGATTAAGGCCGATAAACTAGCAGCGGCTAACAAAGCGAAACTTGATAAAGCCGCCGCCGTCTTTGATTTACAGAAAATTCAGATAGCCGCTGCGTTAAAGGGCAAGATAAGCGAAGAAGAGAAGACGCGCTTGTTACTTATGCAGGCTATTGAGGAAGGCAACGCAGATAAGGCTGAGGCACTAGCTAAGAAGCTAGAGGAGATCCAAGCAAAAAATGCCAAGATTGCTGCTGATCTTTTAGCAATCGGTGAGGCTAAAGATCCCTTTTCTACATGGGCAGGCAGTTTATCTCTAGCGATTGCAGCACTTGCTAAACTAGGCCTAGGCATGTCTGCAATTACTTCAAGCATGATCCCTGGCGTCACTTATAACCCTAGCCAAAACCCCGATCGTAACTATGACGATAAAGTAGCCGCCGCCGAAAAAGCAGCAGCCGATAAAGCAGCAGCCGATAAAGCCGCAGCTGACAAAATTGCTGCCGATGCCGCCGCTGTTCTTGCTGCCGCTGGTGATAAGGCCGCCGCCGATGCTGCCGCTGCCGCTGCTGCCGCTGCCCTAGCAATTCTTGGCATACCTGGTACTACTTTCAATCCAGGGCAAAACCCAGATCGTAATTATGATGACAAAGCAGCTGCGGAAACAGCTGCCGCTGCAGCCTTAGCTGCAAGCGCCACTAATACAAGCCAATCGCCGATAAACCCTAATGGTACTTTTGGGTTTTCTTTACCAAGTTACTTACAAAATTCTATGCCACAATCCTCGTCTATCAATATAGTTATTGAAGGCAACGTATTAGATGGCGATGATTTTACTAATAAAGTAAACGATGCATTACTTAACGCCAATAGGCAAGGTTTGCCACGAACAGCTGCCGGAACGTTAGTGAACCAAGACTAATGACAGTCCCAGTTATTAACGCGGTTATTAACTTCTCTACTGGCCCTAGTTTTGCACAGGCATTTATTATTGGCGAAGGCATACTAGGTACTAATATCCTTGCCGATGCAGCTGCAGTTATCGTAGATGTAAGTGATGTAGTAGATAGCGTAAGCATTAAGCGCGGCCGTAATGCTCAGGCAGATGAATTCCAAACAGGTACGCTAACTTTGCGTATCGTGGATCAGAACGGCGACTTTAATCCGCAGAACCCTAGCAGCCCTTATTTTGGCCTATTAGATCCAATGCGTAAGGTATCTATATCGGCTACTTATAGCGGCGTTACATATCCAATGTTTTCAGGGTTTATTACCAGCTATACGACCACTACCCCTAAAAACGCTAACGATGTTGTATATACAACCATCCAAGCCGTAGATGCCCTAAGACTGGCTCAAAATGCCCAGATCAGTACAGTTACAGGGGCAGTAGCAGGGCAACTATCTGGCACACGCATTAACGAGATACTTGATGAGATCGTCTGGCCAGCATCGATGCGCGATATTGATGCTGGTTTAACCACTATGCAGGCAGACCCCGGCACAGCCCGTACATCCTTAGCCGCATTACAAACTGTTACAAATAGTGAGTACGGCGCGTTTTATGTTGATGCATCGGGTTCGTTCGTATTTCAGGATCGCACAGTAACTACTGCCAGCATCGGCGGTACGCCTACAGTATTTAACGATAACGGCACAGATATTGGCTATTCTAATGCCGTATGGCGACTAGATGACACCCTTGTATTTAACCAGGCTAACGTGACCCGCACAGGCGGCACAGTTCAATCTGCAACTAACGCAGCTAGTGTCGAGAAGTATTTTGCACATACTTACAATATTCAGAACTTGTTGATGCAAACGGACGCCGTTGCACTAGATTACGCACAGGCTTATGTAGCAAGCCGTGCAGAAACCAGCGTTAGATGCGATGCAATCGAGCTAGACCTATACACCGATAATTACAACACAGGCATAATTGCAGCCTTAGATTTAGATTTTTTTGACCCGGTAACTATTACTACTAACCAGCCAGGTAGTTCAACCCTTACAAAGACTTTACAAGTTTTCGGCGTGGCACACAGCGTCACCCCGAATAAATGGCGCACTACCTTTACTACACTTGAACCTATTATTGACGGGTTTATTATTGGTAATGCTAACTATGGCGTTCTAGGCGTAAACGTACTTTCATACTAAGGAGATAAGAAATGGCAACAGGATTCCCAAGCGTTACGGGTGACGTGCTAACTAGCAATATGTTTAACGGCCTAGTGGCATTTACCATTAATGCTCAAACAGGTACAACATACACATCAGTGCTAAATGACAGTTACCAAGTTTTAGTAACCATGTCTAACGCATCTGCCAATGCTTTTAAGATACCTACTAACGCAACAGTTGCGCACCCAATAGGCACAGTTATTACAGTCATGAACATTGGTGCTGGACTTACTACAATTTCCGCTGTTACTAGCGGCACAACTACAGTTCTTTCAGCAGGTGCTACAGCGGCTTCACCTACTGTTGCGCAATATAAATCAGCTGCCTGCATCAAAACTGGTACAGATGCTTGGTATGTGGTTGGTGCGATAGCCTAATGTTAAATAGTATTGTTGCATTATTAAGTGCTATTCAATTAAAAGTTTTTGGCACTTGGACAACTCGCACTTTGCCTACTAATACCAACTGGTCTGCTGCCGCATACGGCAATTCAATTTGGGTTGCAGTATCAACAAGCACGGGCACTAATGCTGCCTCATCACCAGATGGCACTACTTGGACTGCTAGAACGCTGCCAACTTCTCAATCGTGGAACGATGTTACTTTTGGCGCAGGTGTATTTGTAGCCATCGGCGGTACTGCTGGCGCGGCTACATCTACCGATGGAATTACTTGGACAGCTCGCACATTACCTACTGTTGGAAGTGCTTGGCAAAGTGTTGTTTGGAACGGATCATTGTTTGTTGCAGTTTCTGCCGCTGCGGGAACAAATGGCGCGGCCACATCTACCGATGGAATTACTTGGACTGCCAGGTCTTTAATTGCTACTGGTGGCAGTTATGGTTTGGCTTTTGGTGCTGGTCTTTGGGTGTCTACTTCCGTTGCCTCAAATCCAAATAACAATGCTACTTCACCTGACGGCATAACTTGGACTGCTCGCACATTTCCTACTGCTAACTGGAAAAGTGTAGCTTTTGGTGCAGGTTTATTTGTAGCAGTAGCAGATGGTGGAACAAATACTTATATGACTTCACCCGACGGTATTACTTGGACAACTCGAACATTACCTGGATCAGGCAATTGGAATCAAATTTGTTTTGGAAATGGTTTATTTGCTACCTGTGCTTATAATTCAACACTTTCTGCAATATCTACCGACGGAATTAATTGGACTAGCAAGACTTTGCCATCTTCATCAACTTGGGCGGATATTGCTTTTGGCAATAATTTATTTTTAACTCCTGCTTACACAACTGTCGCTGCAACAGCAACTTATTCATAAAGGATATATATGAGATACGAAATAGATGAATCAAATACTGTTCGTTTATTCAATGATAGTGAACAGATACCATTTCAGGTACAGCCACATTATCCTAATGGCGATACTTTTGACACAATGTCTGAGGCGGAAAATTGGGCTAAATTAGCTATTGCCGCTTTTGAACCTGATCAACCTTTTGCGCCTAACGGAAAAGGATTACAGGGTGAACCAAAACCTACAAATGACAGCCATATCCTATAACGGCTGGCCAGCATCTAAGGATGTTGAGTCGATCCGTATCAAGTCTTACCCAATCAAGGGTACAAAGATAAAGCTGCGATGCGCCTATTTTGCTGCGCCTTTATTGGTTGCCTTTGCTGAGGCCTTTAATGAATTGATTGAGCCGATCGATGGCGGTGCGCTAGATGATTGGGGCTACTGCTATAGAGATGTTAGAGGCGTACCGGGCAAGTTAAGCAATCACAGCAGCGGCACAGCCATTGACCTAAACGCGACTAAGCATCCGCTTGGCAAGGCTGGCACGTTCCCAGCTGAAAAAATTCCAATGATCCAGGCACTTACCAAAAAATATGCTCTTAATTGGGGTGGTAATTGGACTCGAAAAGATGAAATGCATTGGGAATTAGCACTAGACCCAATTAAGACAGCCAAACACATCGAGAAGTTAGGATTAAAATATGCCGACTAGCGCACAAGTAACAATAACCACTACAGCCACGCTTTTAGTAGCTGCAAATATTATGGATCAGACAGTATGGCTACATAATCTAGGCGGCGGTGCTGTCTATTTAGGCGATGCTAACGTAACTACATCTAATGGTTACAAACTAGATAACGGCGATAAAATGCAAGTGCCTGTAGGAGATCATGAAGGCTTATATGGAATTGCTGCATCGGGTACGCATACGATTGCAGTATTGAAACAAGTCAACTAAGGGCA